AACGAATCTCTACATTTTGAGAAGGCTACATAGTTGGCATTTTTAACTTTAATTCGATTGAAGTTGCCATCCATGACGACGACGCCCTCATGTTCCATTGGATTTAGCGTAGATACCCATTCCAAAATCTGCTGGATATTATTTAGACTATATGTCTGAGGTTTTGGAAAATCAAAGGTATCTATTGGTAATTCTAAATCTGTTCTTTTATCACGAGCGGCAATAAGAGTAATGCGACATGTTTCATATTTTACAACTATTTGGTTATATGGTGTCGTTAGTTCGAAACAATATGTAATATTTGGATCTAATTTGAAGTAGGTAAAATCTTCCCAAGACATATTAAAAGTGTCTTTTAGTGCTTTCTCAAAGAGAGTGCGAAAAGTAAAAATCTTATTGTCCATTAATAGATCGGCTTCACATACGCTTCTTGTTGCGGCATGCCATTGCTTAGAAAGATGATCAAAATGGACAATTATTAAAGTCCCGTCAAGTTTCTCAAATATTTTGAGATTGGGATCACTCCATTTAATTGGCGCAGCAGCCCCTTGCCCTTCGTTGAAGAATCTATTCATTGGGTGGGCTACAATAACAGTTTCACCAATAGCGGGGTAATGTCGCTTGCCCATAGCATCAAACTCACAATACATTGGCTTACCGTCAGCAGTGGCTAAAATAAGACCTCGGCATTGGCAAGCCAATGGATCAGTATCTTTGGCTTCAATATCTCCTTTTTTGTCATAATTTAATGAAAACTTATATTTTGACTTATGGATAGACGCAAAAACTCCGTGTTGAACTTCCAGTTCATCAAAGGAATGGGTTTTTAAAAACTCTTGGACTAAAAGCATTTGATTATTCCCTTGTTGTGGCGAGAGCCAATATACAAATACAGGTCGGTATTACTGCCGCCCATGAATATGTTGTTCCAGAAAATGACATTGCTATATGTTCAGATGTTGGGAAGTAGATTCTCAACAGAGAATATATCCCAACCCAACCAGCAAAAAATAGAATGAGTTTCCATAGAAACCCTTTTACTAAGAGTAAATAAGTTATGTATATAACAATAAGTGCAGCAAACCAAAAAATCATTTTATTATTCCTCAAAAGGTTTAGACGTAGTGTTGCTTGGACTGCAACTAAAACCCGATGGGAAGCCGCACCCTTATCGTTGTGATAGTGCTATACGAAAATAACGTAAATTAGTGTCGTGCTTAATTGTCTTTTCCAAACGCGGATACGCGACTTGCCGACATATACCTTGCGGTAATTTAGGACTAATATCGTTATTATTAACTAGAATGAACTGACGCGTTCCACCATCCTCGCGATTTAGTTCTTGCACGGCTTGCCCCGTAGTCCCGCTACCTGCAAAGAAGTCAAGTATAATGCTATTCTTACTTGTCGCCTGATATAATACTTTTTTGATCAATGGCAATGGCTTTGGGTTGTTAAAAACTTTTTCTCCATCAAATATATTGATAAGTTCTTTGGTGCCATTTTCTGTTGAGAATAAACCAAGAGATGTTGTTATCGCCTTAGTATCGTTGGTATATGAACCAATATGTTTTTTCTGACGTGGCGTTCCAGTTTTTATTTTAGGGAACAAAATCTTTTTATCCCTTATCATATCTTGAATACTATTTTCAGAGAAGGCCCAATTACCATGATATCTATTGCCAGTTTCGGGGTCTACAATATCAAAAAAGTTCTTTTGGTATCCCGTTGCTCTCATGCTTTCAGATCTCCATGATCCACGTGAATCACCATCTGGATTATGAAAATCTTCATATGACCTATCATCTCCTCTAAATCCTTTAAAAGAAGACGCTTGTTTGCAATAACACAAGATAAACTCATGATTAGGAATCAATAAACTTTTGGGCGGAACACCACGGGCAGCATTTTTTGTTTGCCAATTGAATATTCCAATAAAGTTATTTTCTTGGAAGATATCATCACACAATAACTTTAATTGTGCAAACTCATGATCGTCAATACTAATAAGAATTACACCTGAATCAGTGAGTAATTTTCGAGCCAATATTAATCTTTTCTCCATAAACGATAGCCATTTACCATGACGGTAAATGTCATCATGATCAACGAATATATCATTATACACGAAATCTTTATTACCAGTATTATACGGTGGATCTATATAGATGACATCTATCTTAGCAAGATATGTATCTTGGAGAAGATATAAAGCATGATAATTTTCGCCTTCAATAAGTGAATGAGATATAGCAGAAACACTTTGATTTTGCCAACTAAATCGATTATCTTCTACAAGATATATTTGATGTGTCTTTATTTGATCGACGCATTTTTCCGAGATTGAATTGAATACTAATCCAAACTTTTGTGTAGCCATGAATATTCCCTTGTCAGAAATTTCCCGATATGCCCATATTCAGAATAGTGATTATTTTGTAGATAAACTCACGATATCAAGAATACCTGGTTCATTTTCAATCCCAATTAGATGAGTAGATTTTGGATACTTAGCAGCACAATGTTGCCGTAAACTACCAACATTTATACTATCTTTGTAATATGGCTTTCCTTGTGTAGAAATAGAATGCGTCCGCTTATAATTACTAGCAGCAATATTACCATCAATTCTTACTTTGAGAGAAGATATTCCACCATGTGGAAGATATTTAGCGGCATCTTTATTGACTGATAATCCAACCTGAGTTCCAGTATTGATCATAGTGAGAGGTATTCGATTTATACCTAAAAGAAATTTATTACTCTTTACGAGTTGTATCATATGTGCAGCATCTTTTTGCGAAGTTCCATATGTTAGATGTAATTGAGCATCAGATAATATCGAATATGTACGACCTCTTTGAGATTGAGGACGAAGAAATGTCAAACGCAAATATTCATTACTCTTATCTAAATCATATTTAACCAATTCGGTTAAATTTTTCACAGCCGTCCGTATACTGTATCGATGAAAATTTCGAGCAATACCTACCCCACGAATATTGTCCCAATTTATTTTGCGAGACAAATCTGAGCCATATTTGGTGCGCACAATCTTTTCAACTTCATGTTGAGCCTTAGTGTCATCATAAAGTGCACTTTGATAGGCAGATATTTGAGTAATTATCTTGCCATAATCTTTATCTCGTTTTAGTTCTATAACAAATACTGTACCATACTTATCAACAGCAAGTATATCCGGATATACAAATTCCCCATTCCAGCCATGAATACAAAATTCCGTTTTAATAAAATGTGCCCCTTTAATAAACTGAGATATATTATTGGACACTAAATCCTTTAGTATTTTTTCTGTGCAAAAAGATGAATATAAACCTATATTAGGTAATTCTAAATCTAAAAGAGATAGATGTCCATTAGAAACCTTGAAAACTACTGATGTCATCGTAAAATCACTGACCTTTCTTATCCAGGAAATTTTATTATTTCATCTGGCTTTTAATAAATTAAATTGAAAACCCGATGGGAAAGACACGCGGGTTAAACTTTCGGAGGCAAGATAGCATCAATAATCTCAACAATTTGAGCAACACGTAGAGCCTCGAACATTTGCTCATCCATAGCCTCAGAATATTCAATCACAACGGAATTGGGTGATAGCACTTGAATTATTTTAAAATCCATTTTCTTCATTTGCTTCTTGAATAATAATAAAGACTTTTGGAATATTTTATCCTTAGCAATTACGATATCTGCCTTCTTTAATTTACTTATATCCAAATATTCTTGTTTGAGAAAAATACATTTTTTCACACCGTGCTGCCTGATATCAAAGATAATAAAAATGTTTTTAGTTTGTGATGTTGTAAATTACTAAAAATATCGGCATAATGTTTGCTATCATTTTTATGAACATGATGTGTTGCGGCAAAATATTGCTCAATGGAATATGTGCTGAACTTATGTAGAATAATATCGTCAATATATTTAGAATATTTAATATAATCTTCCGATGTCGTATAAGGAACGTGGAGCCGATCAATGAAGCTTATAAAAGATTCAGCGAAAACTTGCCGATATCTTCTTCTCGCATTAAGAAAATAGGTTATTACTCCAATTAAAGTTAATAAAGATGAGATTATAGAGAATAGAAAAATTAGTGCTATCATACATACTTCCTTTGTAAATATTAAATTAAAATGAAGCACATGGGTCATTTACCCTAAAAATTGGCAGACCAATCTCATATGCCCACTTTACAACGCTTAATCGATCGTCAGTCCATGCTGCTAAAAAATACTTTCCTTTAATATGATTATTAAAAATCTCTGTTTTAATTATTACGTCCTTCCTAAAATCACCAGTAGGACGCATAAATAACTCATATTTAACTTCTGGAAAATGTTTTTGATAGAACCTTTCCGTTGGGGCACGATCTTTTTCTTCACGACCTGACACAAAAAGAATCTTATATCCTGCCTGAAAATACAATCTCATACACTCAATTACATGCTTATGCGGAATGTCCAAATCTGCTGTTGAAGCATCATAGGGACTTCTACCTGAATGAATATTAGATATGGTTCCGTCGTTGTCCCATACAGTAGCCCTTGGCAATGTTTCATCTTGCCACATAGGTTCTACTGTTCTATCCATGGCTAATGTTGATTTAGCGAATATCTCATTACGAGGATTGCTAAACTTAAATTGCTTACCACCTAAATCCTTGAAAAACTTCTTTACAACATCATCGGGAACCCTTGCTATTCCTTCGCGCTTACTATTGCGTTCCAGTAATTCTGGAAGATCTAAATAGAAAAGTTTTTCTACAATTTGAACGTCCTTGTTCGCTTCTCTGGCAATCTTACATGTTGCTTCCCAATGACGATTATTAGCATTCACATTATCGATTATGATATCTAAATCCCTTTTTAGACCTTCGCGAATAAGAAAGTTTCTTGTTTCGGTGATTAATTTTTCATAATCTGCACTATAAACGCTGCCATTAAACGAATCACGAAGTGAATCGTTGTTTATGTGCAAATATCGTGTTGGATCTTTGGTTAATTCATTTTTACTCCAAGTAGATTTTCCAGAACTTGGTGCGCCTTTTAGGAAAAAGATTTTCAACATAACTAATACCTCTCAATATTTAATTTGGTTTTGGCGTGATACTAAGATCGCGGGCTGTCTTTGCTGTAAGCATCTCCATCAAAGCATTTGTGCTATTGGTGCTGCCACTGCTTGCCCCTAACTGAATATCTGGTGTTTGACGTTGCGCACCAATTGCAGTGGCTTGTGCTATTGCAATCTCTTTGTAAGCCTCTAACTTTTCCAGCAAATAGTTATTCGCCAACATAGCAAGTTTCTTGGCATTGGCGTCTGCCTTAGCCTCGGTTACTGTCTGTTGGGCGGCTAATTTGGCGGTCTCCAATGACAGAGCGGCTACATCTCTATCTTTCTCAGCCTGAGTCACCGCTACTGCTTTATCTTTTTCAGCAGAGGTTACACTGGTCGCTTTTTCGACTTCTTGGGCCCATTTTGCCTTAGCAGCATCTGCCTTGCCTTGCTCTTCAACCGTCAAAGTGTCTTGCTCGGCTTTCTTTGCATTTACTATGGCTTGTTGAACAGCCATGATTGCTTCTTGCTGTTGCTTGATTTGGGCTTCAACAGTAGGATCATAATCAATTCCATTTATGGTAATATTGCTAGCATTCATACCAAACTTCTGTATTGGACTATCTTCTTCTCGTTCAATACCATTAGGCGCATGATCATTTTGCTTTGGAATAACCATATCAACAACTTTTTCTTGACCAGTCAAAGGGTCAGTTGTTTTGGTCTCCTGATGCGACGTGCGATAAACTCCATAAATGATTTGGTCTGTAATATAGTTAATTAGGTCGGCTCTTTTTTCAGCATATGACTCTCTACTGCTCATTAATGGACCTGACATGAAAACGCTTTTATTAACTACTTGCCTAACTAATTCATGGTCAATAGCCTCCATTGAGTGATAAGTTCTATGCAGGTCAATTATTTTATTTTGATCTAATGGTAAAGTATATCTAAGCGATCCAGAGATATTACCATGACCACCGTCAGAAAAACGAACTTTAATTGAATCGTCGGTTTCTTTTCCTTCATCTGACTTTGCACTAAACCAAAGTTGGGCAGACCTCTTATAACGAGTAACCGTTCCGAAGTTCTGCCAATGTACCCCTGGCGTATCCCATACATGCAATTGACCGCCAATTAAGTCTTGTTTGACACAAACTTCATCGGCGCCAACAGTGGTCATTGTATTGCCAATAAATAGACCCACTAAGCCCAATACAACTATTACAAGTCCAATTTTGATTCCTAATCCCATTAGAGATTGATCTTTATTCATTTATTACTCTTTCTGTTATTTTCTGCTTCATCTTCTGTTTCGTTCTCCAAAGTTTCTTTGTAAATCTCATCATATAGTTTTTCTGTTTGTTTATTCAGTTTGGCTGCTTCTGCATCTGCTTGTGCCGTAGCAAATCGTTGTTTGGCTTCTTCCAAAGTAGTTTGTTTTTTAGCAGCCATTTTTGGTATAACACTCATTATGAATTTAAAAATCGGAATACCTACAAAAAATATACCACCCCAAATTAACAATAGCATTAATAAATCTTCAAATAACATTTTTTTCCTTTACAAGAACGCCCTTTGATTTATAATTCTAAATATCTGATCTTTATATTTTTTGGCTAAACTAGCATGAACAATGTCTACGGCATGAATGATAGTCATGGCATAATCATCCGCAAGCTTTTCCGTCATTACAAACCCATTAAAATCTCTATTCATACTTCTTTCTTTTTTAAGATAATCAGTATGTGAATATCTGAGTGCGCGTATAATTCCTTCTACAATCTCATGTGGTTCAGATTTTAGTGGCCAGAAAACAGATGATACCATCGCACACAATTCTTCTAAAGATATATTTATTATCTTTGGTTTCCAAGTTCTTATATATTCAGGATAATTTGCCATTCTTTCAATTTTTAGTTGCTTATTTACTTCTGCTCTCTTTTTTGCAGCATATTGTCTTGGAATGGATTTTTTAATATATTCAATAACTTCTGGTAATTTTTCTGCTTCTTTTACTCTGGACCGCAGATAAAAATGCATTGGGGCTGCTTTTTGATAGTTCGGATTATCTCGAAAATCGTCAGGAGTTCCAAGGAACTTATTGATGCATGCCTTTGTCCAGCCTCGTTCTTTTAGGTTCGCGACTGAATATAATAAATCTCTTTTAAACTTCTTTTTCTGATTCATTCGCAATTAGTTCCCAATCATCTGCCAACAAATCTTCCAAAATTACAATATATCCGCTATCTGAAACGCTTCGCCAATCTTTTATTGATTTAGATTCATGATCCCAAACACCATTAATATGAACTTCATTTTTATACAACATGCCTGCCAATTCATATAGATATTCTTCTGGTTCCCAAGAACTTCGACGAACGCGATAATCGAGTTTAATATAATTAGACACGGCATTAATATTCATTATACTATCTCCCAATCATCTGCCAATAAATCTTGAATATTTGGAATAAATGGATCATCATAATCCCTGTCTATATATGATCTAGATTCAGAATCCCAAACACCACGAATATGCTTTTCTTTTTTATTTATAACGCCTACCAATTCATATAAATAATCCTCTGGTTCCCAAGAAGCCCTACGGACATGATAACCAATTTTAATATTATTAGCGGCAGCAATAATGTTCATTCACTTCCTCTTATTAATTAATATTCCATCATTTAGTTTATTAAAATGATCGAAGAATACCTTACATTCATATAATTTATATTTAGTTATATCCTCAAATGAAAACGCATTATAAAATCCAATCACCTGAACTTCATGATCTACTTTATATTGAAAGAGAAAATTGCAAAGATATTCTAAACATATTAGTCTATTATTTGATTTTATATTTTCTGCAAATAACTTTTGTTTAGCATAATGACAAGCAGATATAACAAATACTATCTTTTCTGTTGGTATCAACTCATCAAATATAATTGAAGTAATGCCAGTTTCAATAAGAGAATGAACGTGTGGTTCAAACTTACGATAATATTCATACCATATTTTGAATTTTAATCCTGCTTCGTTCCCAACATAACCAGAGATAATGTTCGTGATAGTCTCTATATCAACAATTTTTAAATCTCTTGCTTTGATTAGAGCCTCAGAAGCCAAAGTCCATGCTCTTGGAGATGGGCTGGCATAACCAATATCTTCTATTGGACCGCAAGCCAATTCAGGATTATTGCGCAAAAATCCTAAAATCAAATCATGAACGTTATTAAGTTTGCACCAATCAACCCATTGTTCAAAATTAAAGTCAAGTGTATATTTAGCAACTCGGTCTAATAAAGCAGAAGATATTAAGTTAGAATGAGAGTTTTCATTAAATAAATTACTTGTTAGCATACAGGACACAATATTTAATGGAACACCATTGATTTTACGAAACTGTAAAATCTCTAATAACGGAGCAGTAATATCAGGAGAACATTTATCTACCTCATCGAACAACAATACTATATTGGGTTTAGTTCCTTGTTCTAATTTTGGCAGATAATGTGGGGACTTGAAAGTAATAACATCACCAACAGATTGCATGTTTGGGAACCCGCCAAGATCACATCGTTCCATTACAGATAAATTAATATAATTGATTTTATATTTACATTCTTTTATGGCTTGCAAAAAGATTTGCGTTTTACCAATCCCTCGACGCCCAAACAATAGCAAATTTTTTTCTGCCTTGATAAAAAACTTGGCTAAACTTGATGCGTCCTCCTGAGGGATTTTTTGCAGATTTGTGTAATCGCCCATAACTGATATATATCAGGCGGGAATATTTTAGTTATATAGCGGTTTACTTTCTTTCACTTCGTCCAAGAAAACTGGAATATAAAAAGCAGAATCAAAACTCCGAATTGCAGCCTCGGCGTTATCATAACCTTCCAAAGTTGATTGTTTACGGGCTTGGTCTAAATCAATATTTGCAGACTCTGGTGAGTCCGTTACCGATACAAGATGCCATTTAGATTTAGGTTTGTTTTTAACATATACTCCCAATATCATTTTGATTCCTATCTTTATGTCTAATTATTAGTTGCATGCCTTATGTCTTTGTATTTTCCTTTAACATGTTAATGAATAGTTTTCCTTGTTCTATTGCGTCATCAACAGCAATATGGGTATGATTGTCTTTGGGAAACCAACGCTTTGGCATGTTCTTTTTTGTTGATTGACGATATGGTAGTTTTAACATAGCCATAGCATAACTCTTCAGATCTAAAGCACTAAAAGAAAACGGGCTTTCAAAGCCAAAGTGTTTTATATACCAATAGACAAAACCGAAGTCAAACGTCACGGGATAACCCACAAATACTGGTTTCCCATGGAATTTATTTACCCAATTAACAAATGATTGAATTGCCTGTTTAGGATCCTGCATATTTTGCCTTGTAATATTATATGCTTCTTCATTCTTAAGCCACCAATTCATTGTATCCGTATCTTCTGAAGCATACGGCAAAGTTTTAAAATTAGCAGAAAATGAAGAAAGCATCATTCCGTCTGGCATAAAAGCACACGCACCCAGACTTAACATCGAAAAATCACCTGGAATTGGTCCGTCAGCCTCTATATCACATGAGATGAATATCTCTTTCTTGTCATTCATAAAATGCCTTTCAAATATTTTTTAACATTATACCACGAATATCTAGACAAAGATTTTTCCACCAATTGGATACAAAGATTATCTATATATTTTTGATCTGGAACCTTCGGCAGAATTGTAGAAGTCATATAAATCTCTTGCAAGGCTTTATCTTCCTTCTCTGCAAACTCTACAATTTGTTCATAACTCCAAGCACCATTACGAATAGCCAACAACTCTTCACGATCTGGTCGTTTAACTAAAACTTTTCCTGTTTCAAGAATCTCTCTCGCCATGCGCAACAAACGTATTAGGTGGTACGCGTGTTTTGAGTTCCCATGCATTGCAATGTGTCCATTATATCTTGTAATAAGAACTGAATTTGGAACTGAAAAACATACTATTCTTTTGTTTTCAACTAGAATTTTTCTGATACTACGTCTACCAAGTTTTCTAATTTGATCTCGTGTTTTATTTATATGAACATGAAACATTGACAATTCATATTCTTCACCATTTGATCTATATTGAATAGATTTATAAGGACCATATAATGAAGTTTCAAATCCACATAAAAACGCTAACTCTTGCACATCATCAGCCAAATCTTTTAAAGATGAATAATATATAATACTATTATCTGGCCTAAAAACTGTTCCATCTCCTCGAATTAACGCATCTAATAAAACTTCCATTTTTCTTTTTGATAAAGAAAATACCCACCTTGGTATTCTTTTATTTTGAAGGTTCCCACAATCACGATTAATTATTTTTGGAATAATACCTCTTACACTTAATTTTGCTTCAATATGAATTCTTGGATTTTTTTGACTCGGCATTCTATTATGTTCATGAAATGAACATGAATACTTATTCGCAAATTTTTTCATTGAAGAATATAATTTACCAGGCTTTCCATTAGAATCTGTTTTAATTTGAGATATTATAACTGCATAGGGAGTTTCTTTTTTAAATGCCATAGATCCATCAGATAAATACCATCCCATTAATCTTAAAAAGGCAACATCTGGAATCCCAGTTTGGGCAAAATCAAACACAGACGAATCTGTATAGTTTCTCTTCTTTGGAGAGATTTGTCCTAAAATATTAAATGTATGAGGTATATTGGCAATCTCAACTAAATCCCAATTTTTGGTTGTATTAGTATTTGCGCCTACTTCTTGTATAAGCATTTTATGATTTGGAGTAATCATAACATCTGTATGAAAGCCTATTAAATTATATAGATTGCCATTAAATGTTCCATCAAATTTTTCAGTGTAATTTTGATATTCTACACCCAGATAATCTCTAAACTTTGAGTTTCCTAAATAAACAGTTCCTAACTTATCTTTATTGGAGATTTGATCAAATGTTTTCCACCCACTATCAGTTAAAAACTCTGTCTCTTCTACATAACAATCATAACCCCATTTTGCTTCGTCTGCCGCTCGTTTTGGATTCCTATTTTTCTTCCAATTCTCATAATTATCCCACTCTGTTCTTGCGTTCTTATACGCCCTTTCCATTTGCATCAATTCAATAAAATTATCATCAACTCCTATTTTTCTGGCAGCCCCTCGCCATTGATCATCGGCATTTAACTTCATCTCTGCCAACATCTCAGACATAGTATTACGAATACTAATCTTCATTGCCTCGGAACATTCGTCCATATAATCAAAATTAAATCTTTCCAATTCTTTGCGAATCTCAGCCTCAGCGGCTAATAAATGATCTTGCGGAATCAAAGTATGTTCAGGCAATCCAAAAGCAACGCGAGTAGGGTATACTTTGGGAGGGTTCAGCAAATAACGACGGTGCAATTTAATTCGTTTTAATTGTGAGACTGCATATCCAGAAAAAGTATGTTTAACTCTTTTGGAGAGAAACTTATCTCTATTGTCAAGAATAATCTCACCAATTGGATCAACAAGAATATGATCACTTGGATCTGTATATAATGCCTCAACGATATTTGGGTTACTTGCTGCTGCAAGGTTGAAAAACTTTCTAATATCATAAATAACCATATCAGGCTCATGTAATTCTGCCTGTTCAAATCTATGTTGGGAGCCTAAAAAATATTCCTTAGTAGGAATACAAATGCCCTTATAATCGTCATCACTGGCTTCAACATTTGTTCCATAGGCTTTGGAACCATGCAATGTGAGATATACAGTATTGTTATTTAACCAAGAAAGATGTGGTGATTTTGAGGTTATTTTATCTAATAAATCATTCATTGATATATACCTTTTTAGGTGAAAATAACTAAATGTCCAAATTGTTTTACTATTCTAGTCATGGTCCTCAAATTTATTAATTCGCCAAAATTGCTACGGCTACCACCGGGTAATATCCAAGTGCGATCTTTTCCAAAACAACTACATCTGCAATATAACTCGCCATCATCTCCCAATCCCCAATGAAAATATTCTTTCAATAATTCATCATTTGAAACCCAGTTATACAGAACCTTTAGAAACTCTGGATCATTAAACTCTTTTACTATTTTCATAGCCAATACAAATCTTCTGTGGAAACATAAATATCAGTATTCAGATCGGAAGCATTAATTTGACAGGCTTTTTTCAATCTTTTGGCAATGTTTCTTTGATACCTATATTTGCAGTCTATATAACTATATAAAGTATAGTTATTATCCATATATTCAATTACTTCTTCATCAGTTGGAACAGGTTTATTAAACAGACGATGCCACCATCCATTCATTATAATTTTACGATATGTCTCAATATATTTTTTCTTTTCTTCTTCACATTTATTATTAATTCTTTCCAAACAAAGCGTTGCCATATCTAAAACTTTGGCAGACGACATTTTGACAAAAGAAACACTACAATTATCACAATCCATATTAATCCTTTCTAATTTACCAAAATAGTTTCAATCTCATTAATTGCTCAAATTGCTTTTGAGTTTTGCAAGGTAATAATTCGCCATTTATCCACCAAGATTTGACACCGTCATGTTCCATCGCTGGCCCGTCTTCTCGATGATGAATACCATTTAGAAAATAATGTTTATCACCATTATTATTTTTATATAATTCTCCGCCATTAGATAATTTAGTTATTTTCATTTTACCAGAATGCTCTCAATCTCATTAGTCTTTCAAATTGATTTTGATTCGTGCAAGGTAGATATTTGCCATTTATCCACCACTCTTTACTGCCATCATAACCTTCCCAAGCAGGACCATCTGTTCGATGACGTACATCATTCAAAAACCACTCTTTATTACCAGTCCAATATTGTATTGCTGGACCATCTTCTCGATGAAACTGACCATTTAGAATCCAATGTTTATTACCATTAGTATATTCCCACAATTCACCGCCATTAGGTAATTTAGTTACTTTCATATTTATGTGCCTCTTACCAGAATGCTTTTAACTTCATTAGTCGCTCAAATTGTTCTTGAGTTCTGCAAGGTAATTTTATATTATTTATATACCAAGATTTATTGCCATTGGCATATTCAACAGCAGGACCATCTTCTCGATGAAGCTTGCCATTTAGACACCAATGTTTTTCACCATAAGCATATTCAATTGCGGGACCATCTTCCCTGTGAAGTTTACTATTTAAATACCAGCGTTTATTGCCATTAAACGATTCTTCTATTTGTCCACCATTAGGTAATTTAGTTACTTTCATATTTTCACCAGAATGCCTTTAATTTCATTAATCGTTCAAATTCTTTTTGAGTTTTGCAAGGTATATGTTTGTCATTTAAATACCAACGCTTTTCACCATCACCATATTCTATGGCGGGCCCGTCTTCTCTATGACGCTTATTACC